CAGGGCGCATGGCTCCCGCTCAATGGGGAGATGCTGCGGTTTCCGCGTTCGATCGGTGGGAAGCCGATTGCGTGGTGGCGGAAAGCAATTTCGGCGGGGCAATGGTGGCGGAAATCATCCGCTCCGCCGCCTCGAAGCGCATCGGTTCGGCGGTTCCATATCGGGAAGTCACCGCATCGAGAGGCAAGATTGTCCGGGCTGAGCCTATCGCGGCCCTGTTCGAACAGCAGAAGGTCTCGCTCGTCGGCTATTTCGGCGAGTTGGAAGACCAGCTCTGCGCCATGACGACTGCCGGCTATGTCGGTTCACGCTCGCCCGACCGGGCGGATGCAATGATCTGGGGCCTTGCCTCGCTATTCCCGGCCATGACGAAGCGTGAGAGCGGCCCGCTTGGACGCCCGGCGCCAATCGTCAATGTCGGATATTCGAAGATGAAGAAAAGGAGAGCCTGATGTCTGGCTTGTTCGGTAAGGCTCCTAAGCCTGCAGACCCCACTCCCATGCCGGTTCCTGACGACGCAGCGGCCAAGGCGGCGGATCTCCGCCAGCGCCAGCAGATCGCGGCGCGCTCAGGCCGTGCGTCCACCATGCTGTCGCGCAACAACGGCGGATCGGCGGGTACGTCGGCGTATGGCAATTCGCTGCTCGGGCAGGCCGGCTAATCGATGGACAGCCGCGCCAAGGAACTTGTCTCTATCGGGGATAAGCTCTTCGCCAAGAAGCAGCAGTGGGACAGCCTCATGCAAGAGGTTGCCGAGTACATCTATCCCATGCGCGGCGACTTCACGCAGACGTTCAGGCTGGGTGATGACTTCTCCGCAGACCTGATGGATTCGTTCCAGGTCCAGGCGCGGGAAACGCTCGGCAACACCATTGGCGCCCTGCTGCGTCAAGGCGAGTGGTTCGCGGTCAAGACCGGCCTCGATGAGATCGATGAAGACCCAGCCAATGCGCGCTGGCTTGAATATGCCACCAATCATTTCCGCAGGCTGGTCTATGATCGCCGCGCCAACTTCGTGCGTTCGACCAATGAAGCTGATCACGATTGGGTAGCGTTCGGCAATCCCGTCCTGTCGGTTGAGGAAAGCCCGGATCGAGCGCACTTCCTGTTCCGTACTTGGCATCCCAAGGAATGCGCGTGGATGCTGAACCAGGTCGGCAAGATCGACCACAATCAGCGCCTCATGCCGATGACGGCGCGCAACATCGTCAAGCGCTGGCCCAAGGCTGCGCTGCATCAGGACATCATTGACGCGTCCAAGAAAGACCCGGCGAAGGAATTCAAGGTCCGCCACATCGTCCTGCCGTTCGAGGAGATATACGGGGACGACAAGGCCAAGCGCCGCCAGTACAAGGACAACCCGTTTTGCTCGCTCTACATCGACTGCGAGCATGAAGAGGTTCTGGGCGAGGGACCGCTTCCGGTCTTCAACTACATCATTCCACGCTGGCGTACCGTGTCGAGCTTCCCGCAAGGGTTCAGCCCGGCCGCCATCAACTCATTGCCCGATGTCCGCATGCTTCAGTCTCTGGCCCGCATCCTTCTGGAGCAGGGCGAGAAGGCGGTTGACGCCCCGATGTTCGCGCGTGGGGAAATCTTCCGCGATGCGGTTAACCGCTATGCCGGCGGCATGACGTATGTGGATCTTGAGGCAGACCAGAAGATCCAGGATGCCATCATGACCGAGCCGACATCGAGCGGCTTGGGCTTTGGCATGGAGATGAAGCAGGACGTTCGCAACCTGATTGCCGAGGCGTTCCTGCTCAACAAGATCATGCTGCCACCGCAGCAGAAGACCGCGTTTGAGACGCAGGCACGCTTAGAGGAATATCGCAGGGCCATCCTGCCGTTCACCGGCCCAATCGAGAGCGAATACCATCTGCCGCTGTTGGATGTAGCGTTCCAGATGGCGGTGCGTAACGACGCCTTCGACATCGACGCAATGCCCAAAGCCCTGAGCGACAAGGATGTGACGTTCACGTTCGAAGGCCCGCTCAACACGGCAGAGGGCAGGCAGAACGTCCAGGCCTTCCAGGAATCGCTCCAGATCGTTGCGGGCGCGGCCAACATCGACAAGACGGTCGCTACGCTCATCGACTGGCAGAAGGCCACCAAGGACGCGGTACGCGGCACGCAGGCGCCGGCCGACTGGTTCAACGACGAACAGACGCAGCAGAACGCGGCCGACCAGCAGAATACAGTTGACGGCCTCACGCAGGCCGCTGCTGCGCTTCAGGGCGGGGCACAGGTGGGCAAGAGCGTTGCGGATGCGTCCATGGCTCTATCGCAGGCTGGCATGATCGCAGGCCCGCAGGGTGGCGTAACGCCGGGGGCTGGCGCGTGAAGCCGCTTATGACTGCGTTGATACTCATTGCAGTTCAACTGGCGGCATGTGCAACGGCGCCGGATATGTCACGTGAAACATCGCTGGCCATCGTGAAACTGGCGAAGTCCAAGAACTGAAACCCCATAGGAGGCAACTATGGAATATTCCGACATTAGCGTTCCAGGCACAGAGTTGACGCTTTCCAAGCCTGTCGCAACTCTGATGGCATTCACGAAGGATGGGGTAACAGGCGCCTTCGACATCGTTGACGGCAAGTTCGACTATACAGGCGAATTGCCTATCACCGAAGCCGCCAAATGCCTATTCGAAACATTGGCGGCGATTGCCGGACCGATGTGGATCGAACGCGCCATGACGCCGGAACAGCGTGCCGCGATGAAGGCGGCCTTGGAGGGCTAATGGAAGCCCATGCTCCCGCACCCTACGACAAGGACATCCTCATGGCGGTGCGCGCATGCATCGCCGGCAAGGCCAATGAGGGCCAGCAGCAGGCGGCCATGGATTGGATCATCCAGCACGCCAGCAACTACTACGACCTGAGCTATCGCAAGAGTGACAGCCACGCCACCGCATTCGCCGAGGGCAGGCGGTTCGTCGGCGCGCAGATCGTCAAGATGCTGAGGAGCGAAACCCTCAAGGCGGTTGAAGGCAAGCCGCCGAAACCAGTTCGAGGCAAGAGGCAAGAGGCAACGGAATGACCGAGGCGAACACCACGGCAGAGGTCGATAAGATCGCTATCACGACCGACACGACGACCAATACAGCCGAAACCACCACGCAATCGACCACAGCAGCCACCACAGAGGCGGCGAAGACTGCGGACGCGGCAACCACCGCGCTCGACAAAGGAACGTCTGGCGAGGCTGACAAGACCGAAGCCAAGTCGCCATGGGGCGACAACTGGCGCGAGGAAATGGCTGGTGGGGACGATGATGTCGCCAAGGCCATCTCCCGCTATGGTTCGCCCAAGGGTGTGGCGCGGGCTCTGCGTGAGGCACAGGCGGCTATCCGCTCAGGCCAGCGCACGGCAAAGCCTGATCCCAAAGACGAAAAGGCCATGGCCGAATGGCGCAAGGCCGAGGGCATCCCTGACGATCCGACCGGGTACAAGCTCCCTGACACCGTAATCAAGCGCCTGGTGGACGAGGACAAGCCGGTCCTCAACTCCTTCACCGAGTTCGCCCACAAGAAGGGCGCGCGGCCCGATGTCGTGGAGATCGCATCGGAGTGGTATGTCGAGATGGCTGAAGCCGCACAGGCCAAACAGCTTGAATCCGACAAGATCGCCTCCGAGGAAGCCGAGGACTCGCTCCGCAAGGATTGGGCACACGGCGAGTACAAGGCCAACACTACCATTGCCCGGCGCTTTATCGAAGGCATTCCCGGCGTAGGCGCCAGATGGGCAGAGGCCCGCATTGATGGCAAGCGGCTTGGCGACATGCCCGAGTTTATCGCATGGGCCGCCGACATGGGCCGCGAGAAGTTCGGCGATGTCGCGTTTACGTCCTCAGACTCCGAACGCAAGCACACTGCGAGGAAAGAGGAAATAGAAAAAATCATCGGCACCGACGAGTACTACGAGAAGAAACTCGATGTCGAATATGCGCAAATCCTGGAGAAGGAACTGAAGCGCAAGCGCTAATGCCCGAATTGAACTAGGCTTGTCGTTCGGCCGCCGAACACGGTTTCGTTCATTCGCAGAACCATTTTATCGCTATCGATCTGCGTAGAGTATTCTGCGACAGTACCGTTCCAGCACAGAATCCGAATTCTGTCGGGATGGTGTTGGATTTCAATATCATCTGGCCCCGCGCCGTCATCCAGCAACCGTTGGATAACGCGGTCCATGCACCTACTGCGGTAGGCGGACAGTCGCGAAGCCAACTCGTCAACAGTCATCATTGGTTTCTCCTAAGCAAAGGAGCTTAAACCTAGCACAAATTCCGCCCTTAGTGGCGGATTTTTATTGCCCGATCGGCCACCCCGGCAACGGCCCCGAATGCGGCAAGTCTACCCGCCCAAGACGTGAAGCCCCGAAAGACACCGGCCACCCCTCGCAAGAGGCCCCGGAACGCTTGCGGCCACCCTGCACGACTGCGGCTCCAAACCTCCCTCAACCTCTTGAAAGGAACTGATCATGGCTATCGAAGCCGCAATGATTCAGTAAAACTTTGCTGAATAACCTGGACTGAATAACGGGAAAGTCGTAAGACTAACCCGACGGAAGGTTTCTCACCCACAACAC